CGCGTGTTTTTTTTTTTTTTTTTTTGCGTGGGCCTTTGGATGGGATTACGGTACGAATACGCGATTTCCCCGAACGGGTCCGGCAACAAGGCAAGTTAGCAATCAATAGACACTAACTTATCGTACACGATCCCCTCCATATCAACCCTAACATCATTGAGAACAATGTCCTCGAAAGCAGCTAAAACATCAAGTCCCAAAAGACCATAACGTTCAAGACAGAAGCAAGTAAGGTCAAAACCAGTCAACCCTTGTGACACAACAATCTTTTTCTTAATGTTGTGAAGAGTAACACCGGCAGCCTTTGCGTTCCATGAAACGTCAAGCAGGGAACCATCTAATCTAGCCTCCTTCGGAACCTTAGCAAATTCGTGTCTGAAACGAACAAGAAACATGTCTCGAATGCTGGGTAAATACCTAAATTCATAAGCGTAACTAACGGCCTTGTAAGCCATATACTGAGCGTCGCTAACGCTTTCGTTATTGTTTGCTCTCATATTGAACCTAGCGAGGGCCTTTCCAAGGAGAGGCACAACGAAGTGCACGCCCAAACGGCTAGGAACAAATAATTTAGACAAAAACGTTGCTTGAAAGAGTTGAGAGTGTCTGAACGTCTTGGCGGTCATATTGGCCTCCAAGGCTATGGACTCATACGTCTTGCAAGCATAAGCAACCCTGCCCCGCATCTTACCCACCATGTCGTCACCTAGAATTAGGACTACGGCATCAATTAACTTGACTTCCAAAAAATAAGCAGCCACAATGCAGGCATTCTGCCAACAATTACGGAATGTCGTCATTACGAAACCCGTGGGGAGACTATTCGCAGTGCGCATAGAAACCCCATGCCGGGCATTCTTAATACGATATTCGTTGGAAAGCATATCCAATCGAACTAGCCATTCAGGAGCACCGAGTGCTCGCTGAAGTGACCCCGTGACTATCGACGCATCCTTGCATTGGGTCTTATCATTGGAGGAAAAATCGGTCTCCATCCAATAATCGTCGACGTGCTGCCTTTCCATTACCGGAACAAACTGGTCAGGCGTCTTTCGGTACGGCGTTCGTATCCTCAGAGGACCATTCATACGGGAAAAGGCTAAATCCAACCTCTTCATGAGCTGATTGATGATAGGTCCGGCTAGAGCATTGTGCAAATCGGATGACTTGTAAATCA